CTTGGGCAACGGTTACAAACAGACGGCCTGTTGATTTCTGATAACCGCCGACCAAAATCGCCGACGGGTCACGCCCCGCGCCCGCTTTGCCCAATGATGGGTCGAGCGCGCCGTAGTACACCAAATCATCAGGCAGTTCAGACCAGTATTTGATGTTTTCCGCAAACGGCGCATCTTCGCCACTGACCGGGTCGTTTTGATACTCGCTGTCAAATGTCGCATGACCGTCACGGGCGCGGATTTTCATCAGCGCCAATACGCCGCGAGCCGCCCAAGAAGTGACCGCGCCGCGTTCCATTTCGTCCTTGTTTGCCTGATAAAACGCCTCGGCCACCGTCTCGCCGTCGTTTCGGAAAAGCTCCTCCCATCTGTCCCACAAATCCATGCGGTCGGGCCAGCGTTTCATCGCCTTAAACTTAATACCGTGCCAAAATGGGTTATTCAGAGTGCGGTTCAGCACACTGTCGTAATGCAAAATCGTGCCGATATAAATCACATCGTATTTCTGACCGACCCCGCCCAGAGGCAATACAGTCTTAGTAAGCCACGCATTGAGCTTGTCGCGCTGTTCTGGGTTGCGGACTTGTTCGTCATTCTCAATATCGTCCAAAACAGTTAAGTCAGGACGGTAAGGGCCGTGACGCAAACCGCGCAGCTTTTTACCGCTACCGGCCACTTGCACCTTAACGTCGTTGGCCGTCACAATCGTACCGGCCTGCCATACACGGCCTTGCCCGCAGACTTCCGGAAAGTCGGTTTTCAAGCGTGGATTAAACTCAAGTTCTGCCTTAATGGCCTCCAGCATCGGATATGCCTGGTCGATACTGTCCATCACAATAACAGCATAATGTTTTTGGCCGGTCACAATACACCACAGCGTAAACAACTGAGTAACCTGCGTCGACTTACCCTCGCCACGCGGCGCACCTACCGCCTCATTTTCCCCTTTGGGGGAGCGGATAATTTCCGGCAGACGGCTGAATAAAAACGCATGCAGTTCGGATTTCTCAGGCGAGCGGATATAATGGGGGAAGTAGGTATTCACGAAATATTCGTAACCGCCTACCGGGTCAAACACCTTGGCACGGCGTGCAGCAATAGCCTTGGGCGACGCATCAAAGCCGTCCACTTCCGCTTCGATGACTTGGCGCAGGCTGGCGGCCAGTTCGGCAAGGGATTTGAGGAATTCTTTTGTTTTCATGAGGAATAATTTATGAACTGGTTAAATAGAGGTATTCAGGAAAAAATCTTACGAGTTTTAAGTGATAATTACCCGAACTGCCTAAAAGCAACCAAGGTGTATAACTCTCTTTTCCCTAGTAGTTCTTTACCTATTACTTCTAACATCCCTGTTGATAAACAAGGATTGGGCTTGGCTTTGACTCTTGGTTGTGAAATTCAAAGTCAACACCTAGCAACTTTACAATCAGATGAATTCCAATATTTTTTAAAAAATATTTATTACTTAGAAGAATCTGGTTTAATTGAAATTACTTCGATAGATTCACTTCATAAAAATTTTGACTGCAAAATTAATCATAAGGGCATAGACTTCCTTACCGATGATGGCGGCCTATCCGCCATTCTTGGTGTTGTCACAGTCAAACTACACAGCGACACTATTCAGGCTTTAATTGCGGCAAAAATAGACCAAGCAGAGATTTCTGATTCAGAAAAAAGCTGGCTGAAAAAAGAATTAGGGAAAATCAAAGACACTGCATTAAGCACACTTACAACAAATGCCATTAATGCCATCCCTGCAGCTACCCTCGTCACACTTTTAAAATCAGCTATCGGCCTCTAACCAAACTTCTTCTCCACTTCCGCCCCAAACGGCTCCAATACCTCCACAAAGGCAGGCAAATGTTTGGGGTGTTTTTCTTGCACAAACGCCATCAAGAACTCAATCAATTCCAAAGCCGTCGCCAGTTTTGACGTTTCCGGCATCACACGGGCATTGGCCGATACGGTTTTCGTAAACGCATCGGCCAGGCTGGCCAACAGCTTGGCGCGGTCGGACGGCGGTAAATCTTCGGTGCTCGAATCCTGCAGCATCGTCATCGTGCTGTTGTACTGCACCATAAAACCGGCCAACATCGCACGGCTCAAGTCCTCAATACCGCCGCCGGCCAAAGTGTAAGCGGCGCGCATCTTATCCCAGTCGTCGCCTTTTTCCTTATCCGCACGTTTCCACGCACGCGCAGTGGCCTGCGGGATTTCGCACATCAAGGCCGCCGTTTCCAAAGTTTGCTCGCCGCTCACATAGAGCCGGCGTAACTTTTCACGGATTTCTTGCGGGTGAGCCATAATTACAGTCCCATTTTTGCTTTAAGCAATTCCCAGCCGACCGTAATCACGCCGCCGCCCAGTGCGCCGAATGTAATGGCCGTGCGTTTCGTGTCTTGGCGGATTTGTGCAATTTCCGCCTGCATTTCCTTCTGATTTTTCAGAGTTTGATCAGTCTTGTTTTCAATACGCGCCAAGGCTTCCAAAATCGGGTCGCTCATGATTTGTCCGCTTTCCTGTCCAGTTTTTCGTTTACTTTTTCCAACTTGTTTTCGATGCGTCCCAACGAAGCCGCAATATTGTCGCGGTCTGCCTTGGCATCTTGCTTGGTGTGATAAGAGAGCTTGACCGCGTGCAGCTCCTCTTTAAGGTCGTCGATACGCTTGTCCGCCTCTTTCAGACGGCCTGAAATGCCGTTGACCCAAAACCAAAACGCCGCTGTCGCAATCGGCCACAGGGTTTTAAAACCAAATTCAAAGTCCATTTAAAACCCCTTTAAACCGGCACGTCGCCAAATACGATACGCACCGAATAGCCTTCGGGATTTCGGCTCGCCGCCTCGACCTTTTGGCCGTCAAAAAAGACTGAGTAATATTTCCGCAAAATACCAATCACATCAGCAGGGGCGGTCGCGGAAAACTCCACACAAAAGGTCGTCTGGAAATCCTTATCCATGCGCACTGCGTACTCAATGCCTGCCTTATCAAACAGGGCTGAAACATGAATGACAAACGGCTCTTGCTCGCGTGCGCGGCTCAATCCCAGCTCTAAATCCGCATGGCGGCAGGCGACCGTGCGTTGCACCAACTCACGATAAGTCGTCATCGCGCACCCTCCGAACCGTCAACTTCCGCTTGACTGTTGACCCAGTCGCGCCACGCTGCGTTTTGGTTTTCCAGTTCGGCAACATAGCCGCCAAACTCAGCGGCGTGTTCCAACAGCGTGGCCGTCTTGCCGTCTTTCGGCGGATTCGGGCGTACTGGCGCGACCATCAACGCGGCAGGCGGTGTCGGCATGACCGCCTTTTCGACAACCTTAATTTCCGTAGCCAAGGGCGCGGTTGTAGAGCTGCAGGCCGTGATGGCCAAAGCCGTCAATACAACCGCCGCTTGCATTTTTACGGTCTTGAGTAAGGACATTTTCGATTTCCTTTTTATTTTCCGTTTTCAGACGGCTGACTTCCGCCTGTTTTTTCGCCAAAGCCATGCCGACGGCGTGCGCCTTGACTTCATATTTTTTAGCTTCCGCACGCGACTGTTCCAATTCGCGCGCATAGTTTTTAGCCGACAACAGCAGGGCTTGCGCCTTGTCGCGCTCCATTTTCTCAATGACCGCCTGCTGCTTCGCGAACGCCGACTTATAGCCTTGATGGTGCGACACAGCCAAGCCCGTGCCGACAAGCGCGATGATGGCAATCGGTTGCCAGTTATTCGCCAGCAGTTTCACGAGATTCATTCTCGACCTCCTGACGTTTCACGCTGACAAACGAGCGCGCCACCGCATAGCCGCCGACAATGCCCAAATACACCGCCCAAATTTCCGCCGACGGGTCGGGCAGCATCACAAACTTAAACGTCCCCGCCGCGCAGGCAACGTTTGCCCACAGTTTCGAGTGCGACACATTACCGGTAGCCGGGTTTTTAAAAATATCCAAAATACGCATTGCTATTCCACACTTTTGGTTTGCAGGTGCCGTTTCAGCATTTCCTGATAATTGGCCAGTTCGCCCTCCGCAAATTCAAACGCCGCCAAATCAGCCCGTTCGCTTGCCTCACGGCTTTTGCTCGACCACAGCTCAATCATCTTTTCGTAAAACTCAACCTGTCCCATGATTAACGACGATTCTTGCGTTTACGTGCCGCACGTTTGGCAGCCGCCACGCCCGACTTGCCCAGGCGCATAGACGGATGTTGTTTCAAATAGCCAATACTGGCAGGCTTAATCTCAAATTCAGGCAGCTGCGGTTTCAAGACAGACAGAGCCAAAGCAATCAAAGACTTTTTCATACCTTCGCCGCTCCCAATTCCATCGCAATCGCGTCCGCAATCGCGCGGCAGATGCCCCATTTAGTAGTCTTAAACAAGGCCAAATCAGTGTCGTTACTGATAAAAAACGGCTCAAACACAATGCCGCCGGCTTGTGCATAAGCCAGGCGCGAATGCTGGCCCGCGTTGTCGGGTTTAAAGCCGTCTTCGCCGCGCAGTTTCCAGCCGGTTTTCTTGGCAACAGCCTTGCTCAACACCTGACACCAGCGTTTGTTTTTCGGCGTACTCAAAGCCTCAATGCCAGTGGCCGTTTTCGCGGCCGCAGCATTGGTGTGGAACTCAATCGCCACATCTGAGCCGCGAATCAGCTTGACCGCATCGCGCAGCGGCATATTGCCTTTGCCCGTGCCGTCGGTTTTAACGGTCAAGCCGTAGTCATCGCGTAAGATAGATGCCACGATGTTGCGCATATCCTGCGCCAAGTCCGCCTCACGGTCGCTTCCGTTGACCGCGCCCGGGTCGGTGTTGCTGTGTCCGGCGGTTAAAGTTACAGTTTTGCCCATAAACATCTCCGAAAATCAAATCACAATTTATTTTCAAAACCTTATTTAACCTTTTCAGACGGCATAAGACGGTCGGCACAAATGCACTTACTGTTCCGCAGACAAAAAAAAGCCCTGCAAAAAGCAGGGCAAAGGTCCACTCACAAGAAACACACAACACAATCAAGCTACAAATAAATCCGTCTGCGCTCTTGCCGCCGCCTCGCGGTCGGCCTCTTTCAAAATGTATCGTATATTGCGCGTAGACAGCCGATGAGCCAGCACCAGCTCGCGCACAATAACCAAATCGCTCAAACCCTCCGCGCTCATCGCATCATACTGCCGGCGTATAAATCGGTTGCGCAGCTCGCGCATCGCGTCCCAGCAGCGCGGAATGGCCAAGAAAGGCTGACCGGCATAGGCTCGTTCCAACCGCCCCGCAGCCTCCTCGC